ATTATCGTTGCCTCTTACGGGACTTTTTCCACGGGGATTAATATTAAAAACCTTCACAACATAATTTTTGCATCACCCTCGAAGTCAAGAATAAGAAATCTCCAATCAATCGGAAGAGTTCTTCGTAAAGGAAGCAACAAAACAAAAGCAACACTATATGATATCGCTGATGATATCAGTTATAAATCAAGAAGAAACTACACACTTAATCATTTAATTGAAAGAATTAAAGTTTATAATGAAGAGAACTTTAACTATGATATAGTTAACATACCACTCAAAAAATAATGGGAGACGAATTTCACGCAGTATTAAAATTAGTTACAGGTGAAGAAATCTTTGCCTTGGTTTCTGTCGATGAGAATGATGGAGACCCTATTATCATGGTTTCAAATCCTGTAATAATGAAAATGCTACATTCTCCTGCAGGTCAGTATGTGAAGGTTCGTCCGTGGTTAGAACTTCCTACTGAAGATCTTTTCTTATTAAAATATGATAAAATAGTTACTATGTCAGAAATATCTGATAAAAATATGATTCACTTCTATAACAAATACTTAAATGAAGAAGATATAGATATTGAGTTAGACGGTAGAGTATCCTTAAATAATAAAATGGGATTAGTTTCAACTGTTGAAGATGCTCGCCAGAGCCTTGAAAAGATATTTAAGCTTAATAAAGATAAGCCTAATCATCCTTGAACCCCTACAAAGGGTATTCTACATAGATTTAAGGGTATTGTCAAGTCCTATAAATTATGTTATACTATCAATATATTAAGTCAGGTATATGGTAAAGAAAAAATCTGAACATTATGTTAACAATAAGGAATTATTAGAAGCATTAATTGTTTATAGAGCAAAGGTTGCAGCTGCTGCAGAGGAGGGAAAACCAAAACCAAGAATTACAAACTATCTTGGAGAGTGCTTTCTCAAAATTGCAACACACTTATCATATAAACCAAACTTCGTTAACTATATGTTCCGTGATGATATGATATCTGATGGAATTGAAAACTGCGTACAGTATATTCATAATTTCGACCCAGAGAAGTCTCGTAATCCTTTTGCATACTTTACACAGATTATACACTATGCCTTTCTGAGACGCATACAGAAGGAGAAGAAGCAATTAGAGATAAAGACAAAGATAATTGAAAAGAGTGGATTTGATGAAGTGATGACCGTTGATGATGGTGCACTTTCTGGTAGTAGTTCGGATTATAATACGATTAAAGATAATATTCAATATAAGTCTTCCAATAGATGAACATCGTAATTATTACCGACCAGCATTTCGGTGCCAGAAAAGGTGCTGCATATATTCATAATTACTTTAAGAAGTTTTATGATGATATTTTCTTTCCATATCTTGAAAAAAATAAAATAGATACTGTCGTTGATATGGGCGATACTTTTGATAATCGTCGTAATATTGACTTAGCATCTTTAGAATGGTCAAAGACAAACTATTATGACAGACTAAAAAAGATGGGTGTTAAAGTCCACACAATTGTGGGCAATCATACTGCATACTATAAAGATACAAACGAAATTAATACAGTAGACCTTTTATTAAAGGAATATGATAATGTAGAAGTATATTCAGAACCAACTGAGATTACGATTGGTGGATTGAATATATTAATGCTTCCTTGGATAAATGAAGAGAATCGTTCACAAACTATGGAGATGATTAATAAATCAACTTCTAAAGTTGTGATGGGTCATTTGGAGTTGAATGGTTTTGTAGCAACTCGTGGTCATACAATGGAACATGGTATGGATACGAATGTATTTGATAAGTTTGATCGTGTTTATTCTGGACATTATCATACAAGATCAAATAATGGAAAGATATATTATCTTGGAAATCCATATGAGATGTTCTGGAATGATGTCAATGATCCAAGAGGATTTAATTTATTTGATACAAAGACTCTTAAGCATACACCAGTTAATAATCCATATCGTTTATTCTATAATATCTACTATGAAGATACAAATTATAAGTTATTCGATAGTCGAGAGTTTAAGAATAAGATAGTCAAAGTCATAGTCAAACGGAAAACCGACCAGAAGCAGTTTGAAAAATTTATAGATAAGTTATACAACTCTGGTATTCAAGACCTTAAAATTATTGAGAACTACGTTTTTCAAGAGAGTGAGGACTTTGAGGTAGAGGAAACTGAAAATACAATTGGTATATTGAATCGTTATATTGATGAGTCTGAGTTTGAGGGGGATAAAACTCTAATTAAAGGTATTCTACAGCAAATATACAAGGAGGCTTGCGAGGTAGACTAATGTATCTTCTTACAATTAACGAAAAGCAAGATAACGGTGCATATGCTGTTCTCAACCGTTATGGTGAGAAAGTTCTCTTTATGTTTGAGGAGGAAGATGATGCTGAGAGATATGCTATGATGTTGAATATGGATGAGGAGGATAGTTCGTTAAGTGTAATAGAAGTTGACGATTCACTTGCCATAATGACATGTAAGAGGTATAATTATAAGTATGCTGTGATTACCCCTAACGACATCGTAATTCCACCAAAGAATGATAACTTTTCAAAAAATTAGATGGAAAAATTTTCTCTCAACAGGAGATCATTTTTCAGAAATTGATTTTATTAAAAACGGAACAAATTTAATAGTAGGAACAAATGGTACAGGTAAATCCACTGTATTAGATGCACTTACTTTTAGTTTATTCAATAAACCATTTCGTAAGATAAACAAATCACAACTCGTTAACGCTACAAATGAGAAAGATACTCAAGTTGAAGTCGAGTTTAATATTAATGGTAAACAATATCTTGTTCGTAGATGTATGAAACCAAACCTCTTTGAGATAGAGGTTGATGGTCAAAAGATGCATAAACAGGCAGATGATCGGGCGATGCAGAAGATATTAGAAGAGAATATATTAAAGGTAAACTATAAATCATTTACACAAATTGTAATTTTGGGTAGTAGTGCTTTTGTACCTTTTATGCAATTATCAGGTTCTAATCGCAGAGAGGTGATTGAGGACTTATTAGATATTCGTATCTTCTCAGCAATGAATACGATTATTAAGGATAAGATAAGAAAACAGAAAGAAGAGATACAAGTATTGGACTTGAAGAAAGATAATGTAAAAGATAAATTAGAAATGCAAGAGAAGTTTATTCAGGAGTTAGATAATCGTGGTAAACAAAGAATCAAAGGTAAAAGAGATAAAATTGACTCCTTAATCAATGAAGTGGAGACATATTCATCTTCTATTGAAGAGTTGCAAAGTGATGTTTTTGATATTACTAAGGAACAAGAAAAAGTAACGGGATCAAATAAAAAATTACGGTCTCTTAACAATCTAAAGGGTAAATTATCTAATAAAGTAGCAACGATAACTAAGGAACATAAGTTCTTTAGTGAAAATGTAACATGCCCTACATGCACTCAACCTATAGAAGAATCGTTTCGATTAAATAGAATTAACGATGCTCAAACTAAAGCCAAAGAGTTGCAATCTGGTTATCAAGAATTAGAAAAAGCAATTAAAAACGAAGAGGAGAGAGAGCATCTTTTTACCAAACTATCAAAGGAGATTACTAAACTCAATAATGATATTTCTCAAAACAATACTCGGATATCTGGATGTAACCGACAAATCAGGGATTTGGAATCAGAAATTCAGACACTTACCACTCAACTTGCGAACAGAAATACTGAACATGGAAAACTAGAAGAGTTTAATAATAGTCTCCAAAGCATTTTTAAAGAACTAGCAGATAAGAAAATCGAAATCACCTATCATGATTTTGCATATTCTTTGCTAAAAGATGATGGAGTTAAGACAAAAATAATTAAAAAGTATCTACCACTTATCAATCAGCAGGTTAATCGTTACTTGCAGATGATGGATTTCTATATCAATTTTAAGTTAGATGAGGAATTTAGTGAAACAATCGAATCACCCATCCATGAAAACTTTTCATATAGTTCTTTTAGTGAGGGTGAGAAGATGCGTATTGACTTAGCATTACTATTCACTTGGAGAGAAGTTGCAAGAGTTAAGAACTCAGTAAATACTAATCTTTTAATTATGGATGAGGTATTTGATAGTTCTCTAGATGGTATGGGCACTGATGAGTTCTTAAAAATTATTAGATATGTGATTAAGGATGCAAATGTATTTGTAATATCTCATAAGGCAGAGTTGCATGATAAGTTTGAGAGCGTGATACGTTTTGAAAAAGTGAAAGGATTTTCACAGATGGCATCTTGATAAATATCTAAAAAGACTAAAATGGTTTGGCACATAAAGAAAACAAGTATATTGAGTTCAGATACAGTTTACTATAAAGGTAGTAATTCTTGGACTGCAACTTATGCTGATCGTTCTACTTATACTTCTCAGGCAAAGGCAAAGGCAGAGACTTATATTTGGGACAAGAAAACCAATAATGGTTGGGATGTAACTGCTGTTAACGAGAGTGCGTAATGAAAACATTCGACAAACTTATGGGCGATATTAAAACTGTCAAGGGATTAGTTGACAAATATAAGCCTGTTGTGCAAGATAAGATAAAGGAATATAAACCTATTCTTAAACAAGATGCAACTAAAATGAAGAATCAATTTGAAAAGGATGTATTGCCTGGTTTAAAGAATATGGCTAATCAATTTAAAATGAAATGAACACACCTAACTGGCAACATAATTCTGGTAAACCAAAGAAACGAACGTTAAAACCACAAGCTCTACGACAAGCAAAGAAACGTCGTGGACAGTTAATAAAGTGTCTACTCAACCGTCCCAAGGGGCGGTTTCGTTGTTATAATAGGTAT